CAGAAGTAGAAAAGCGCTTTCAGAAGCTAACCGGCGAAGTCAAAGAACGTGACCAATTGATTGAGGATTTGCAGAAGCAACTTCGTGAAAAAGAGCAAGCCGTTGAACAGTCGGGTCTGATGAGCGGCTGTGAGGTACACTCACGTTTGACCTTGATTCTACATTATCATTTATGCCATTTAATGGCAATGAGCGTTTCTTGTTGCTAATGTTTTTCAACGCATCAAGAATTTTCTTCGGATGAATTTTCAGCCCAACAATAACAGGGGTATTCCCTTCGGCGTTACCAGGCTCAGTGCCTTCAAGATAGTCAATTGACTCGGCAATAATTGGCATCGCCTCACTAGCAAAATCGTCATCAAATTTTCCACTCGTGCTAACTAATTCTGGATATTCATCCATAAGTCCAGCCAATGTATCATAAGCCTTCACTGATTTATCCATCAGCTCACGAGTTTTCTCAGCTTCTTGTTCTGCTACAGCATTCTTACGATTTACCTCAGCCTGACGCTCTTCAGCTCGTTGGTCAAAACCATCCTTCCAGCGTCGCCATGCAAGCTCTGCCTGATTAGCATTGAGCTCTATTATCTCGCCAGTTTCTTCATCTCGAACCTTCCCTTGAAAATCAGCGAGAGTATACTCTGGGTCTTCCTGTGCCACTTTTGACTGTTCAACGGCTTGCTCTTTTTCACGAAGTTGCTTCTGCAAATCCTCAATCAATTGGTCACGTTCTTTGACTTCGCCGGTTAGCTTCTGAAAGCGCTTTTCTACTTCTGGGTTCGACTTGCCTGGGCGTTTGCCTTCTTCAGCAGCCTGTCTCGCTTCCTCCGCACTTGTCTCGTCGTCTGCTGCTTGTCCAAGTCGTTCATCTCCTTGCTCAGCACTGTCTTTGCTTCCTCGCTCAGCATCTTCTTTGCTTCCGGATTCAGGTTTGCGAACACCCGCGTCAGTCGCTTTTGATTCGTCAAGTACCGATTCTGCATCCTTCCCGACTTTCTTGCCCTTCGCGTCAGCCTTATCTCCTGAATTGTCATCACCGTCTGGAGCAGATGCATTTTTGGATTTACCTTCGTCGTCACCGTCTTTTTGCTTCCCAGCACCGGTATCTCCTGCTGCGTCTTTCTTACTGTCTTCAGCTCGAACAGTAGCGGTCTTAGGTCGTCCTTTAGGTTTACCAGTGGGGACAGGAGCTTTAACCCCAGTTGCAGCATAAAGCTCGGCGATGTCGTCATGGCTTGGTTCAACGGCGACGGCTTCACTGGCTCCTGTTGCACCTGATTCATTTTGTTGTCCTTCATCCATTTCTACCCTCTCTTATAAGATTTTAGTTTGTCGTTTTTTTCACTGATTTTTTATCTTACTTATGATTGTACTATTTTTCAATTAAATAAACAAAGAAATATTGTTATTTCCATTACCTCCTTTCCCGCCTAACGACAACTCTTGCTCAAGTAACTTCTGAAAACGCTGTGCCTTCGCCTCTTTCGTGTCTGATACAACACTAGGGTCTTTAATATGCGCCGTTGAAAAACTATTCTTTGCTGTAATACGATACTTCTGGATTGCCTGTCCCATATAGCAAAGTGAGTCCACGGTGTCAGAATAACCGCCAACGTGAGTCGGCTTACTCGACCAAATGTGTTGTCGTTCATTCCACTCATATTCTAGCTTGTCAAGACACGTTACCAAGCGGCCGAGCCCCTCGTCGATTTTCATGCCAACAAAGATACGGCGCAGAAAGTTCAATTTGTCCTCAACACGATTTGGCTTACCAAGTACCGTCACATTACGGGTACCTTCGTTCGCAAGCGCCTGCACATAACTCTCGTTGCGAGCTCCCTTGCGATGAGCTGCATCATGGGGCAAGAAATGGTGGAAGATTTGCCAGCCACGCTCCACCCATTCACCGATATACCATGTCACATCCTCATTGCGATTCTCAATATGGTCAATCACCAGTGGGAAGCCATTTTCGTCAGCTTGCCATAAGACAATCGAGGTGTAGTCGGCATTACCCAAATCCCATGCGGTGTAATACGGCTCTTCTTCGTTACCAACAATTCGAGTAACACGCCCTTCTTCCTTCATAATTTTGGCGAGCGCACCAAACACCGAACCAGAATTCGGGCTGACCCAGCTTGTCATATACTCCTGCTGATAAAGCGCATCGTTGCCATATTTGCTAATAATCTTGAGCCGCTCCTGCTCCAAAAAGCCCTTTGCCATATATTGTGCAACTTCAGGCATACCACAGTGCATATTACTAGCAAACGCGAACTCTTTGTGAGCTAAAGCAAAATTCCACTCCTCATAGAAATGGTTTTTACCGCGTGGCGTTGAAATCATAATACGCCAACCACCCGTTTCACCAAGCATGGCGGTGATAAACTCAATCGAAGCAGGATTCAGCACTGCATACTCGTCGAAGACCACCCCATTTAACCCAGTACCGACCAATTTGTCGGCTTTATTGATACCGACCAGCTTAATCACCGAGCCGTTGGTCAGCTCAATCTCCATCTTGGCAGAATTCATGCGCACCACCATATCCTCGGGTATCATATCGAGGAATTTAATGCCCTTGCTGGTCATGGCTATCCAAATATCGTTATAGGCGGTGGAATAATTGTCAAAACAATACCAATATGTGCCAGGCTTACTGATTGCCTCACGAATCAGCAAATTCCACGCGAAGAGTGACTTACCTGCGCGACGGCTCCAGCACAGCACGATGAAACGAATGCCGTTGTCAAAGGCTTTAAGCACCGCCTTCTGATACGAGCGCATGATAATGCCAGCGCCAATGGTCAGTCTCATTTGATGGCTTCCTGCTCAATATACCAAATGCCGTCCTCACCCTGCATAGCCTCGTAGGGAGCCACGTCAGCCCAATTCTCCAAGAGGATAGTGTCCTCACCCTCAAGTCGCACCACATCAGCCACAGAACCGTCCAAATAGTCAAAAAGCAGCTTTATCGCACCGAGATTACTGCCGCGCATAGCGATGCCGTACAAATTAGCCGCCATCACTTCTGCAACAGTGTAATAATCTTTATTATCAAGCACAGTGTAACTGTACTCACGCTCCTTCTCGCCAATGTCGTCGACCATACTTTTCAATAAAATGCCAGGGGCATTGCTCGCATCAATCACGACTTTGCTCTCTGTCACCGCAAGGGGACGAAACTCATCCATCACACGGTCATCAATGACAGGTTTAAGCGCCTTCGTCCTCGCATCAGGGAAAATTGTCCGTACCAGCGTGCGTTTTATAACGATGACCTTCTCTGGTTTACCCAAAATACGCTCGAACGCCATCTGAATTGCTTTCACGTCGTCCTCTTCACAGCAAATGCGAAGCAACTCAGCGACAACTGCCTGATTAGAAGTTAGCTGATGCGAGTTACGCCGAAAATCAAAATACTTTTGGGGTAGAAAGTCATTAAAAGAGTTTTGGAGTTTCTTTGCCTGTGCCATAATATTTTTCCTTTAATTTCTGACCATACTCTGCCCAATTCGTACTCAAAATGTTGCCACCAAACTGTCGCGATAGCTCACTGAACCCTGCTCGCATCTCTTCTATTGTTTCTTTTGTCAAGATAAACCGTGATGCCCCCTCGTATGCAAACTTATATTCCGAATAGGTCAGCACACGCCCTTGCTCCACACACATTTTCCCATAACTATTAGCTTCTTGCAACCAAAGCATCCAGCCATACAACTGATACTTGTCGATTTTTGGACGCTCGACCTCACCTTTAGCCAATTTAATCGCACAACCGACCGCGTAATTCAACCACGCCTGTTTGTCAGCTAGAATCATCCGCTTCATCCGCCCACCATCAGCTCGTGGCTCAATATAGGTGTAGAGACAGAACCGCACACGGTCAACCAGTGATTGTTCGAACGATATAGTGGTCGGCGCGTTGCTTATCACCTCAATGAACCCGTAATTAGTTGTCTGATAAATCTCCGAGCCTTTCACCTCGACCTGTATCGGGTCACCCGATGCCATCAAATGCAGCGTGCCATAATTCTCATTGTTTTGATTCTTTGCCCCCTTCGCATCGGCGTCGTACAGGTAGGTCGTGTTGTCCATATTCTGTGTATAAAACCGCCCCCAGTTGCGGCTCAAAGAAAACACATGAGCACCAGAGCCTAGCACCTCAGCCAGCCCCTCTGCTAGTGTGCTTTTGCCCGTCCTCGACTGACCAAAAGTAAACAGCAAGCCGTGTTGCCCAATAATAGCCGAGCCAACTGACCAGTCGCGCACTTTTTGTTGATGCTCATCCATCGTGTCATACCACTGATTCCACGCAACTGACGGCTGATAGTCTGGCTTATACTCAAGCCGTGAGGCGCGAGTCGTCGGATGTGTCAAAAAACGGTCGACGTCATAATTCAGCTCACCAGTATCCCCATCGAGAATACAATTCGCCATCTCAAAATAGCGGCGGTTATCAAACTTAATCTCTGGGGCATACACTTGGAAGTAATCCCAAATCGCCTGTGTTCGCTTAGTTGACCAATTCGATTCAGACAGCTCTGGGTAGGCGAGCATCGCATCACGCCAAAACTCAATCTGCTCACCTCGGCGATACACTCTCCACCCATTGTCCACCCGTATCGCCAGCCCATGCTCACTCCGCCGTAGATAGAGTGGTGACCTGCGCCCGTTAGTGCACGTAAAGTTGTCTATAATCGAGCGGTAAAACCACTGTAATGTATCAGCATTCCGTACTGTCTCGGGCATCACTGGCAACTCATCATTTGGAGTATTTTGTATCGCCTGTATATCAGCAATGTTTTTCTGCTTGATGTCGTCAGGGTTAGGCATGGTTAGCCTCCCTCGGGATAACTATCGAACTAATATTGCCCATGGCTATGGCAATTTGAGCACCGCTCTTGGCGTCGACTGTCTCAAAAAAAGCAGGAGGTTGTCCCCTGTCTTGTCGCTGCGCAATTAAAGCCATAAGCTTTTTCGCAGTCCCCTCTGTCACATAGTACACGTCATTATTGGTCATTGAGACCAGCGCGTTTCTATTATTATGCCCCATTGTTTGTTACCCTTTTTTGCGCTTGCCACTAAATATTCACTGACTAGATTGAAACTGTCGACAATAAATTTTGACCGCCGGTG